ATCGTGAAGAACCCCAAGACGCCGCTCGCATGGCGCCGCCTATTCTTCGCCGCCAGCCGGGCCGCTGAACACGGTCGCAGCACCCCGGACATGGGCCTTGGCCCGGAAAGCTGGGCCGAGTGCATGGCAATCGTGAAGCACGGCAGCTCTGGTCCTGTGCCGCCGAACCCGGCGCAGCTCCTTAAGTGGCTCCAGGACGGCAAGCTTCTTCAAAGCTTTGTACAGGACGCGCAAGCCAAGAACCCCCAGCTCATCAAGTCCGCCATCGAGGGCCTTGCTTCGCTCGACGCCGCCCATAAGGCGGCCCGCGAAGGACGCATCCACCCAAAGATGGTGGCAGCCCACATGGCGTGGGGTCTGATGTCGCGCATGCTGGACCCGTACAACCAGGAAGCCGGCTGGATCCGCGTCTTCAGCAAGCCCGAGGTCCTCAAGGCCATCGAGTCCAGCGTCGACGGAAACTACTCCCTCACCGAGGAGCAATGGAGCGGCCTGGTCAGCGACGCGATGGTAGCCAAGAAGGGCGAGTCCGTCGCCGGCCGTGGTGCCACCTCGAACGCCAACGCCTTCCACCTCATGCTGTCCAAGTGGAACGGCCGCTGGGACAAGCTGACGGAAGTCATGAACGACTCCTCGTTGGACGCCGTCGGCCGACGCCAGGCGTTCTTCGAGGGCGGCTTCTCCGGCGCCGGCATCAAGCACAAGGTACTGTCCTTCGTCCTGGCTACCCTCGCCGAGATGGGCGTCGTGGTCATCGACCGCTGGCAGGTCGTCAACTTCTGGATGCCGCACCTCGAGGCGGCGGCCGCGACGCGGTCCCTCAAGGGCGGCAGCCCGAACGTCTTCACGTTCGACAAGAACGGCGTCCCCGAGGACACAACCGGTGCCTACGACACCATCGGCGGCATGCTCAACGACAACGCCATCGCCGAGGGGTCCTACCAGATCATCGAGCAGGCCCTCCGCAAGATCGCCGAGGACAACAAGTCATGGCTCAACCCGATCTTCGGCCTTGGCGCGAACGAGGTGGTCACCCCGTTCCAGATGCATTGGCTCCTCTGGAACATCATCAAGCAGGAGCCGGTTGGACACAGCAGCCTTGACAGCACCACCCAGGCCCTCGAGAACAATCTCTATGAAAACCCCGATTTCGCCGACCAATTCGCAGCCCTCGAAAAACGCACCGAGAAGTACATCGGAGATGGCAAGTTCGAGGTCTTCACAGGCGCCGGCGGCCGCCGCCCGTCCGTCTCGACCCGCGGCGGAAATGTCGATGGAGGAAGCGATGCAGTCGGTGCTGGGCAAGATGCAGGCCGGGGTCAAGATGGACCTGTCCGATCAGGAGTAACCACTCCGGCCGGCGACGTCGCAGCAAATCGTACGCCGGAAGAGGTTAAGGCAATAAAGGACCTAAAGGACGCCGTAGATGCTGGCGCAGACGAGAAGACTATTTTAGAAAAAATGGATGCGTTAGCCAAGGCAACGCTACCACCTGGCCGGTTGCTGTCCTTCGGACCGCAGGAGTTTGCGGCCCTGGCATGGCAAACCGCCCGCACGGCACAGGCGGCCATTGGCAGCTTCGCCCAATGGTCCAAGCAGACGGTCCAGACCTACGGCCCGAAGATCAAGCCCTACCTCAAGCAGATCTGGGCCGACTCCAAGGCCATCCGTCAGAACGTCTACGACTTCTTCACGGTCCGTTACCTATCCAGCCGCGCCGACAAGATCTGGCAGAACGCCGCCCGCAACCCGCAGTCGAAGGCGCTTCGCCAGCTGGCCAACCTGCTCCATACCAAGGACGGCACCGATGCCTCCGGCGAGGTCAGCTCCATCCCGCAGCGCATGCGCGAGGAACGCATCAAGTTCGCCAACGCCTTCGCCCGCATCCTCGAGCCGTTTGCCGGCGAGTTCTCCGGCATGGACAAGGCCGCCCGCCAGCAATGGGACACCGACTTCCGCGACTACGTCCTGGGCAACAATAAGCCCACCGACCCAAAGGTCGCCAAGGCCGTCGCCCAGTACCGCCAGATGATGGGCGAGCTGCTCGCCTTCCAGCGTGCAGCCGGCATCGAGATGGGCGACCGCGGCGGAAACTACTTCCCCCGCGTGTACAGCCCCGAGGCTATCGACGCTGACCTTCCGGGCTTCCTGGAGGCGGCCGCCGAGATGTACCGCATGCGCGACATCCGCCTGGGCAACCCGGTCAAGAGCGACGCCGAGTACAAGACGCTCGCCGGCCAATGGGCCTTCCGCATCCAGAACGGCAACGTCGACGACGTGCAGCTCAACAGCGCCGCCATGCCGGAGCAGTCCGAGACGCCGACCTCTTCCAAGCCCCGCGAGTTCACCGACGAGGAGGCGGAGCTGGCCGACAAGTACCTCTCGAAGGACATCAACCGCATCACCCTTGCGTACATCGGCCGCGCCACCAAGGCCGCCGAGATTGCCCGCGCCTTCGGGCCGAAGGGCGAGAAGTTCACGGCCTTGATCGCCCAGCTCGGTGAGGACAAGGTCCCCATGGCGACCATCCAGGAGACGGCCGGCCTGGTCCGCCGCAGCCTCGGCTACGGCATCGAGCGTCACAGCCCCCTCGCCGCCTCCGTCATCGACTGGTCAAACGCGGTCGTCGCCGCCGGCTTCCTGGGCTTCAGCTTCATCAACAACATCCTGCTCGAGCCGATCAGCTACACCGTCCGCACGGGCAATCCGTACCTCGGTCTGAAGGCCGTCGCCGACACCTGGAGCAACACCTTCCGCGCGCTGTCCCGCCCGTCGCCGGCGATGAACGCCCGCATCGAGAAGGCGTTCGGCACCCGCCTGGGCATGGCCCAGTCGTTCAACGAGGTCATGGCCGAGCAGCTCGGCCTGCTCCAGCGCGAGATGGAGAACAACTTCCTCGACGCCCATTGGAACTACACCGAGGAGAATGGCAGCCCCACCGCACGCTGGCTCATCCAGCGCGTGCAGCAGGCCAACCTCATGCAGCAGACCGAGCAGGGCAAGGTCGCCGCGTCGGTCGGCATCGCCCGCCTGGCCGTACGCGACAACGTACGCTTCATGCTCGGCCAAGCCCCGATCCAGAAGTTCTTCAAGAAGCTCGGCATGGACGTGACCGCCCCCGGTTCGTCCAAGATCATCCTCAACGAGAACGGCGTGCCGGAAGCCGAACACAAGGCTTTCGCCGAGTTCGTCATGGGTCTTGAAGGCAAGTCCGACGCCGACTACCAGGCCGCCATCATGGCCAATGACCGCATGGCGTTCCTCTATCGCCAGGCCATCCAGCGCATGTCCACCGGCATGTCCATCAAGGCCAACCCAGCCCTCAAGATGGACAGCTCCGACACGCCGCAGGGCAAGCTGATGATGCAGCTCATGAACTACTCGTACGCCTACGCCAACCTGGTGAAGGACGCGATGTACAGCAAGGCGACCGCGGCGGCCATCGGCCCTCGCGATCAGATCAAGATGCTCGACCGCGCGCGTCTGGCCTTGCCGCTGCTGGTCGGCGGCCCTCTGGCCATCATCGCCGCCGAAGCCGGCAAGCAGATCATCGGCTCGCTCTGGCCGACCGAAGGCACCGAGAAGCGGGACGAGATGGAAGACTGGCGCAAGCTGCTGGACGACGCCTCCTACGCCGGCATGTTCGGCAAGAAGTTCGAGTACCTCGCCAAGTTCGCCAACCGCGGCCAGGTCCCCGTCGGCCCGGCCATCGAAGCCACCGGCAAGACCGTCGCCGCCTCGCTCGGCTACACGATGTCCGGCGACAAGCCGGCCCGCGAAGCCAAGAAGCAGATCTACAACGCCGCCGTGAAGCCTGCCGTGGTCGGCACCGCGGCCGCCGCCCACCCGTTCTTCGGCTTCCTGGCCAACCAGGTCATGCGGCAGGAAGACGTCCGGGACGAGTTCATCGGCGAGAAGACCGGCCGCTGATGGCCGTAAAGTGTTGACTACCAGCCCGGTCGCATCCAATCATGATCTCGCAATGCCCAACATTGATACCGACGTTCTGGCCGACAAGCTGCACACCGACCTTGGTCTGAAGACCGAGATGGGGCGGGAATACCTCCGCGCCATCCTTCCGCTCGCTCTCCTTATGGACAGCAAGCAGCAGGACTACGGTAGCAGCAACATTAGCCTCAACGGCGAACTGGGTGTGATGGTTCGCACCCAGGACAAGGTCAGTCGCATCCGCAATCTCCTCACCAAGGAAATCAAGGGCGACGCTCCGGCGAACAACGAGTCGATCAACGACTCTTGGTCTGACCTCGCGAACTACGGTGTCATCGGCCTGCTCCTGCGGAGCGGCAAGTGGCGCTAGGCGACGATAACAAAGACAAAGAAAGAGCGTCTGGAATGGATGCGTCAGTATCGAGCTGACAATCCAGCCCGCGTCCTCTTCCAGCTTGCGAAGCAAAGGGCCGCAAGGATTGGCGTTCCGTTCAGCATAACCGAAGCCGACATACGCATCCCGAAGCGTTGCCCTGTCCTTGGCCTGCGGCTGAAGCACGGCATCGAGAAACGCAGAAACAGCTCGCCGTCCGTCGACCGGCTCAACCCTCGCTTGGGGTACGTGCCTGGGAACATAGCGGTCATCAGCTACATAGCTAACATGATCAAGTCCAACGCCACGCCGAGGCAGCTGGAGAAAGTTTCCAAATGGGTGTCCAGGCGGTCGGTTTTGGCAACTCCCAAGATGTAGGTCCTGGGTTAGTTGACTGGCCGGTTATTACCAACAGCATAAGAGGGGTCATGATTACCATCATCCTGTCCTGTCTGTCGTTTCTTGCCGGCGTCGCCGTGGGCGCGCTTGGCTACCGCAACAACGCCGCCCGCCTGGCTTCCCTTGAGGGCAAGGCAAAGTCCATCGCCGACGAGTTCAAGAAGTGAAGTGGCTGTCGGCCATCCTGCTTGTTGGCTGCGCGACGACTCCGCAGCAACCGGCAGCCGTGCCGGCTGAACCTGTACAGCAGACCAACCTGCTGGAGGTTTGGCATGGCGAGGTGATCGAGGATGCCGCCATCCTGCTGGCCATTCGCGGAAGCCTTGACGGCCCTGCTCCGGCCCTGTCCCTGTACGACTCCGTAACCACCGGACTTACCGGGCTTGCCGGACAGCCGTCGGCCAAGGACGTGGACAAGTTCAAGGGCCTGGTGATCAAGCCAGACGCCAAGGAACTTGAGCGTCTCCGGACGGAGAAGGTAGCCATTGACCGGAAGACCGACGAACTCGAGGCAAAGGTCGAGCTTGAGAAGCAAGCACGCATCAAGGCCGAAGCCGAAGCAGAACAGGCCAAGGAGTCTGAACGCCTAGCCAAGGTCGAAGCCCGCAAGTCCGAAGCCGTCGGCGTGCTGACCAAGATTGGTGCCGGCGCCGTCGCCCTGGGCGTCGTCGCCCTGCTGTTCGGCCATTTCATGGGCATCTCCAAGCTGACCGCAGGCGTGGTCATCGGAGCCGGCCTGGGCGTAGCCGTGGCGGCACCATGGCTCATCGACCTGGCCGAGATGAAGTGGATCATCATTGGCCTGCTGGCCTTCCTGGGCATGGACCTGGTGGTGTTCGCGGCAATCAAGACATGGCGGTCGCTCCGCCCCAAATCAAATGAAGCGCCGCCTCCCTAAAGTAATCGTTCGCCATCTCCCCGGGAACACGGCCGGCCTGGCCTGCAAGGCCGACAACACCATCGAGATCGACCCGGACATCAAAAAGGAGAAGGACATTCTCGAGACATATACACACGAAGCCCTCCACCTGGCTGATTGGAAGATGTCTGAACGCAAGGTGAAGTACCGGGCGAACTACATCGCGGAAGTGCTGTGGAAAGCGGGCTACCGCAAGAAAGCATGAAGCCGCTCGACGAAGCACCGGTCAGCTTGACGCTGATGGACCACCTCCGGCAGGGTGGCTTCACGGCGGCCATCATCGGCATGGCCGGCATGGTCGCCAAAATCCTCCTGTCCAACGACGACACCATGACCTGGGGCAAGGCCCTGCGTCACGTCCTGGCCGCCGGCATCGTAGCCTGGTTGGTCAGCCAGGGGCTTAAGGAAGTGTCGATGGCGGAAGGACTGAAGACGGCGGCCCTGGGCGTCAGCGGCGCAGCTGCCACCCATATCGTCGATTTCGCGATCGAGTGGGTGAAGGCAAAGGGTAAATCCGAGGTGGCTAAAATCACGAAGGGAGCAACCCATGGACGACGAAAGAAACGGTAAGCTCCCGAGCTTGGAGATAGCCATGGTCGGCACCTTGCTGATGGCGTCGGCCATATGCGTACGATTGTGGTTCATCATGTCGGACATCCGGCAGGCATTGACAGACCCAATGACCATGGCCGTGCTGATCACGGAAGACTCCATCAAGGCCGACAACAAGGCGGCCGAGGACATGCTGAATGGGGCGAGGCTTGGCTTCGCCGACACCGAGCGTGTAATCTTGGTGTTCAGCGTAGCCCTTGCCCTTATTGCTGTAGCCCTGGTTGCACGTGTCTTGAGGCGCGGAAGTTCACAGCCCCGCGCAAGTGGTCGGGGCAATGGTGTGCGTAGACCTTCATGACCGTGGCGAGGGTGTCGCCCAGCACTCCGGCGATCTCGAACAGCGGCACGCCTGCATGCGCGGCGTGCGTAGCCCAAGTGTGGCGCAGCGTGTGAGGGGTGACATCCTCGAAGCCCGGGCCGGCCATCTTTACCACCGTCTGAAAGTGGTGCTGGATGGAGTACGGTGAACCAAGCACCCACTCGTCCTGCGTGCGGTCGGCCCAAGCCTGCGTAAGCACCTCGAATGCGAGGTCCGACATCGGCACAGGCACGCGACGTTTCTTGGTGCGTTGGTTGCCGTCGTTCTGGAAGTGGATGAGCTTGGCCTTGAGGTCGACCTGCTGCCAGCGAAGGGTCTGCACGGCCGTCTTGCGGGCGGCCGTCTCGGCGGCCAGCACGATGAACCGGTGGACGCGGATCGAAACCTTGGACGACAGCTCGATGAACATGGCGAGCTGTTCCTCCGTCATCCACAGGTCCTTCGGCGGGGGTGCGTCCGGGAGGGAGATGTGCGGCACGTCGACCTGCTGGATGCGGCGGTGCTTGGCCGCGTGGTTGATGGCCGCGATGAGGCAGTTGAGTTCGCGACGTAGCGTGCTGTCGCCGGCTACGTGACCGTTGACCTTGCCGGCCTTGCGGTCCTTGCGGTACTGCAGGATCACGGCCGGCGTGAGCTGCTGGACGTCGAGATGACCAAGCCCCTTGGTAAGCACGGCGATGCAACCTTCCTGCCGGTCCTTGGCGACGACGTGCTGGTCGACATGTTCGGTCTGATATGTCGACAGCACTTCGGTCACGTTGCACGGGCTGACCTTCTTATCGGCCATGCCCAGCAGGTGCCGGCCGAGTGCGGCTTGTGCTGACAGCAGGTCGGTCATGCCCGTGGACTTGCGCTTGGAGCGGCGGTCTTGGGTCCAGCGGATTTCGTAAACACCAGCTTCGTTGAGGGCGAGCTGCGGCCCGTTGTTTTTCTTTGGCATGCCATAACGTCCTACAACATGGAGGGTACGTCAAGGCCATAGAAAAAAGTTTTTTCAGCTCTTGACGACCGACAAGAAGTAGGCACAACTCCATCCATACACAACGCCCAACGTGAACTTCAGCCGCCTAGACATTCGCAAACTCGTCGCCCACTTCGGTGGTCGCATCGAGCTGTGGCGCCGGCTTGATGCACGCGGTGTCGTGCTGTCCGTAAAGACGATCGAGAAGTGGACCGAGCGTGACAACATCCCCGCCGGTCGCCTCGTCCAACTGATGGAGCTTGCCCAACACCAGGGCCGCCCGCTAGACCTAAACAACTTTGTACTCCGCCCGGTACCCAACGCCGGCGCGAAGCTTTCCACCCACCGACATGAAAACGAAAAAGCCAAAGGCTGATAAAGCCATCGACACGCTCACCGTCTCCGAACTCCGCGAGGCGGCGAGCATCAATCAGTCCATCATCGACTCCACCAAGGAGAAGATGGACGTCATCCAAGCCGAGCTGCGCAAGCGGTTCGAGAACCGTCTGCTCGACGCGTTGATCGAGCAGGAGAAGCAGCACGGCCAGCACACCTTCGAGGTGGACGGCGTCAAGCTCACGGCCGAAATCACCGCACGCCGGGAATGGGACAGCGAGAAGCTCAAGGCCATCGCCAAGACCATGCCCTACGACGAAGTCGAACGTCTCTTCACCATCAAGTTCTCCGTCCCCGAGAAGGCTTACAACGCCGTCCGCGACGAGAAGCTCTTGGACAAGCTCATCGACGCACGCACCGTCAAGTACTCCGAACCGAAGATTTCCTTCTCCTCCTAACTCTCCCCCCAACACACATGATCAAAATCATCAAGGCCGACGACCGCCTCAAGGCCGTCCCGAAAGTCAACATCGCCCTGTTCGGTCCTGCCGGCGTCGGCAAGACCACGCAGGCCCGCACGCTCGACCCCAAGACCACGCTCTTCGTGGACTTGGAAGCCGGCACCCTCGCCATCCAAGACTGGGCCGGCGACGTGATCGACGTCCGGTCCGTGGCACAGGAACTCAACAAGTACCCTTGGGAAATCGCCCGCGCGCTTGCCCTGTACATCGGCGGCTTCGACCCGTCCGACGCCAACGGCCCGTACTCCAAGCCGGTGTATGACGCCGTGTGCCAGGCGTTCGCGTCCGTCGACCTCAAGAAGTACGACGTCATCTTCATCGACTCCATCACCGTGGCGTCCCGCGAGTGCTTCAAGTGGGCCAAGGTCCAGCCGGACGCCCAGTCCCGCGACGGCAAGCCGGACACCCGTGGTGCCTACGGCCTGCTCGGGCAGGAGATGATCCGCTGGTTGACCCACCTCCAGCACAGCAACAAGTCGGTCGTCGTGTCGGGCATCCTCGACATGGAAGTCGACGACCTCAAGCGCATCAGCTGGACCCCGCAGGTCGAAGGTTCCAAGACCGGCCGCGAACTCCCGGGCATCTTCGACCAGGTGGTCACGATCCAGAACTTCAAGGCCGAAGACGGCACCTTGTACCGTGCGTTCTGCTGTCAGCAGCAGAACCCGTGGGGCTACCCAGCGAAGGATCGCTCCGGCCGTCTCGAAGTCATCGAAGCTCCGGACCTTGGCGCCCTCATCAAGAAAATCCGCTCCGGCAAACGCGTCGACAGCAACGTCGTCACCTCCCTCCCCGCAACCAAGTAATCTCCCACCACACCAAAACCATGAACAACATGTTCTCCCCCACCTCGGGTGCCGGCTCGGCTCCCGAACTCATCCCCAACGGCTCCCTCGCGTGGGCCATCATCACCATCGGTGGTGCCAAGCAGTCGAAGTCGACCGGCGGCACCTACTACCCGGTGACGCTGACCATCGCCGGCGGCGAGTACGAGGGCCGCAAGGTCTTCGACATGCTGCCCGACGTGCAGGACGATCGCAACGGCGAGAAGTGGCGCAAGATGGGCATCACGTCCGTCACCCGCATCTTCGAGTCCGCAGGTTGGTTCACGCCGGCGAAGCCCGACTCGTACAATATGTTCAACGGCAAGGAGACGCTCGCCATCATGAACTCCATGGACGGCCAGCGCGTCGCCATCAAGGTCAAGGTCGAGAAGAACACCGACCCTGCCTACGCCGACAAGAACAAGGTCGGTGAGTGGTTGTCGCCCAACCCCGCAAGCGGCGGCTTCCGCGATTACCAGAAGCTCCTCGGCGGCCAGCAGGCCATCGACTCCGCTCGCGGTAACGCGTTCGCTCCCACCCAAGCTCCTGCTCCCACCGTCGGCGCAAGCCCCGGCTGGATCAAGACCCCGGGTCCGTCCAACGCCCCCTTCTAAAGGGGTATTGGACGCACAGCCAATCGACCTGCCCAACAGAGTTGCCGATGAGAATGTTGCTGACATTATTTGAAGGACCGTCAGCATATCTCTCGGCACACGGGTCGGTTGTGCCTGTTCTTTTAAACACCAAGGGCGAGAGCGTAACGACAAGCCGGCCGTCGGTCCGGATCCTTTCGTCCACGCTCGTTGGGATGACGCGGCTGTTGGGGCTGCCTCTCTCCCCGCCCCCAATTTGGACGCCATCGCGTCACCAAAAACCCGCCTATCCTTACCCAAGGCTCTGGGCGGCCAACTTTCTGAAATGAAACTCCGACCAAGACAGGTGGAGTTCGTACACCGGCTATGCTACGCGCTGGCCGAACACGGCAACACCCTGGGCGTGGCACCTACCGGTGCCGGCAAGACGGTCATGCTGTCGGCCGCGATCAAGTTCGCGAACAAGACCGACACACCCATGCGTTCGCTGGTCCTCCAGCACCGCGACGAACTGGTCGCCCAAAACCGGTCGACCTACAAGCGGTTCGACCCGGACGCCCAGTCGGACATCTACGCGGCAGACCGCAAGAAATGGTCCGACGGCGTCACCTTCGCCATGGTCCAGACCCTGTGCCGGGAGGACAACCTCGCGTCCATGCCGGCGATGGACCTGCTCGTCATCGACGAGGCACACCACGTCGCCGCCGACTCCTACCTCCGCATCATCGAGCGTGCGAAGGAGCTGAACCCGAAGATCAAGGTGCTGGGGGTTACCGCGACGCCACAACGTGCCGACAAGAAAGCCCTCAAGGAGGTCTTCAACAACGTCGCCGACGTCATCTCCATCAAGGAGCTGATCGACGCCGGCAACCTCGTCCGCCCTCGCGTCTTCGTCATCGATTGCGGCCTGCGTGCCGAGCTGGCCAACGTCCGCAAGACCGTGTCCGACTTCGACATGGCCCAGGTCGAAGCCATCATGGACAAGGACGCCGTGACCACCAAGGTCATCGGCGAGTGGAAGGAGAAGGCCGGCACCCGGAAGACCGTCGTCTTCTGCTCGACCGTCGACCACGCCGAGCATGTGACCCAAGCCTTTTGCGATGCCGGCATCAAGGCCGACATCGTCCACGGCGGGCTATCCGACAACGCCCGCAAGCGTGCGCTGATCGACTTCGAGAAGGACCGCACCCAGGTGCTGGTCAACGTGGCCGTGCTGACCGAGGGCTACGACTGCCAGACCGTGGCGTGCGTCGTCCTGCTCCGGCCGTGCAGCTACAAGAGTACCATGATACAGATGATCGGTCGCGGCCTGCGTAAGGTCGACCCGGACAAGCACCCGGGCTTCATCAAATCCGACTGCATCGTCTTGGACTTCGGCTATTCCGTGCTTACCCATGGATGCCTCGACACCGAGGTCGTGCTGGAGCCGGTCAAGGGTATGGCCAAGCTCAAGCCATGCCCGAGCTGTGGCATGCAGGTACCACTTGGCTTGGCCATCTGCCCGACCTGCGACCACATCTTCGACGGCGTAGCCCGCCGGCAAAAGGAAGCCGAGGAGCGAGGCGTGCTAGAGGACTTCAAGCTCACCGAGGTCGAGATACTGGAGATGTCCCCCTTCCGGTGGGAAAGCTTCTGGGATGGTGCCGTCACCATCGCATCGGCCATGACCGCGTGGTCGTGCGTCGTCCAGCACAACGGCAAACAGTACGCCATCGGCGGTGGCGAGCGGTACACCAGCGCCACCCTGCTGGCCGTCACCGACGACCGGCTCCAGGCCATCGCCTCGGCCGACGACTACCTCCGGGAACACGGCGACAAGGACGCGTCCCGCAAATCCAAGCGATGGCTCACCGAGCCGCCGTCCGACAAGCAACTGATCCAGCTGGGGCTGGATGCCTTCACGGCCATGGGCATGACCAAGTACCGCGCGACCTGTGCGTTGACTTGGAAGTGGCATGAGAAGCACGTCAAGGCCAAGGTCCTAGCCATCTAATCTTATGTTTAAACCCGAAACACTACCAGACCCAATCCTGTCGGCCGTCATCGACGTCATCGACAAGGCCATGCAGGCGAAGAACAAGGAGCAACCCAAGCGCAAGTACCTGGGTGCCTCCCGCGTTGGCGAAGCCTGCGAACGCCGGCTGGCCTACGAGTTCCACCTTACCGAGAAAGACGAGGGTGCGGACTTCAAGGGCAACACCCTCCGCATCTTCGACATGGGGCATGACGGCGAGGAACGCATGGCCAAGTACCTCAAGCAAGCCGGCTTCGACCTGCAGACGCACAAGGAAGACGGCAAGCAGATCGGCATGAGCGACGCCGACGGCAACTTCAAGGGACACCTCGACGGCGTGATCCACGCCGGCCCGATCAAGGAGCTGAAGTATCCCATGCTGTGGGAGAACAAGGCCCTCGGCGACAAGAGCTGGAAGGACGCCGTCAACAAGGGCATCAAGGAAGGCAAGCCCGTGTACTACGCACAGGTCCAGATTTACATGGCCTACCACGACCTTGAGTCGTGCATGTTCACGTGCTTGAACCGTGACACCGGTGAAATCCACATCGAGATCATCAAGGTCAACATCCGCGACGCCCAGGCGTTGATCGACAAGGCCGTACGCATCGTCAAGTCCGGCAACCCCGAAGAGCTTGGCAAGATCAGCCGGGACGCGGCCGACTTCCGCTGCAAGTTCTGCGACTTCAAGCGCCGTTGCCACGGCACACCGGAGCAAGCCCGCACCAATACGGACAGCACGTCCATCACGCCCAGCTGGCTCCGCTGATTTCCCAACCCAACATGAAACCAACCAGAACCGAGAAGAGCCACCTCAAGCAGATGGCCAAGGAAAACCGCAAACGTCTCACCGAAATCCTCGACAGCGTCGACGAAGGGACGCTGACCGCAGACGGCTTCGACGCCGCCATCGTCGGCGTCACGGAAGACAGCCCCGTCCGCGTCGTGTACGACTACAACACGTGCGTCCGCGTGCTGATGGCCGACGACATGACCGAGGAGGACGCCATCGAACACATGAACTTCAACGTGACCGGGAGCTACGTCGGCGAACACACGCCGGTCTTCATCCACTCCCTATGAGGATCAGCATCACCCTGTCGGATGACATCATCCGGCACGCGGAAGCCGAAGCCGCCGCCCGCCACGACGCGAGCCGCGCGGCCAACATCTGCGACCGCAAGATCGGCAAGCAATCCCCCATGGTGACCGACCTGGTCGGCCTGCTCGGGGAGATTGGTTTCTCCAAGCTGTTCAGCCTCGAGCGTGACGACACCATCGAGGCACGCTCCGGTTCGGTGGACTTCATCGCCGGCAACGGCCAGTCCATCGAGGTCAAGGCCAGCCACCATGCCAACCCACACCTGCTCATCCCGGCCTATGCTATTCCAGAGTGGGCAGGCGGAGGTTACGGCACGAAGGAGTTCGTCGACATCTACGTCCTCATGCGGGTGGACTACAACGCCCGGAAGGTCTTCTTCATGGGGTGGGCCAAGCGTTGCGACGTGATCCGGCCGGACCGCCTGCAGTACTTCCGTGGTGCCGACCGGCAGAGCTTCGTCGTACCCCCGGAGGAGATGACCCAGCTCGAGGAACATGTCGCCCGGGCCTTGGCCGAGGACGTGGCGTCGCGCGGCGAGATTGTTGAGTTGACCCAGTAAAATAAGTAGCCACTAAAGCACCTCCCAACATGACCGAAGCTAACAAAAAAATGAAGGTACTCGTAGCCTGCGAGTACTCCGGAACCGTCAGAGATGCGTTCATCAACGCAGGGCATGACGCCATTTCGTGCGACCTACTGCCCACCGATGTCCCAGGTCCCCATTACCATGGAAGCGTGTTCGACTTGATCGACGAGAACAACACCAAGGGATGGGACTTGATGATCGGACACCCGCCCTGCACCTACCTCACCCTTACGGGGAACAAGTGGTTCAAGCCGGAGTTCGCCGACCGATTCCCAAATAGGCATCGCCAGCGCGAGGAAGCCGTCGAGTTCTTCCGCAAACTCTTCGAGTGTTCGATCCCAAAGGTTTGCCTCGAGAACCCGGTCGGCGTCCTGTCGACCATGTACATGAAGGCGACCCAGTACATCCACCCCTATCACTTCGGGGACCCACACTCGAAGAAGACCGGACTGTGGTTGAAGAACCTGCCTCCGCTTGTGTCGACGAAGATGGTCGAGCCGCAATTCCACATCTATAAGGACGGTCGCCGCGACCCCATCTGGCATTACGAAAGCATGAGGATGAAGCCGTTGGAGCGGATGAAGTACAGGTCCAAGACATTCCAAGGCATCGCCGACGCAATGGCAAAACAATGGGGAAGCATTTGATGGACCACATCATGATCGACCACACGGCCGTCGAGAAACACCTCGCCCTGCTCTTCGGCCAGGAAGCCAAGGGTTACGTTTGCCTCCGAGGCATCGGCGAGAAAGGCACCGCCCGCGAGGGCGTCTTCCGCGAAGACATCTTCATCGAGCCGGCCCTTGGCTGGGAACGTTTCGTTTCCGCCGTGATCTTCCACGCCACGCGATGGGGACAGCACGACGTCGCCACGTTCATCGTGCCATGCACCCTCAAGGACGAGCGTGGCACGGCCGAGAACTGCGACGTCTTCCGCACCGTCTGCGCCGACTTCGACACCGGCGACACCGACGCCAAGCTGGCCTACGTCGAGCAGCACATCGGCAAGGCACACTTGGTCGTGCTGTCCGGCGGCACGACCGACGAGGGCTTGCCCAAGAGGCACGCCTACTGGGGCATCGACGACGCCACCGTAGCCGAGGTCGTCGCCATCCGCGATGCCATCGCACGCAAGGTGGGTGCCGACATCCAGTTCGGACTGGGCGTCGACGGCAACCCTTACGGGCGTGCGCATCAGCCCATCCGGCTGGCCGGTTCGGTGCATGGAAAGAACGGTGTACGCCGGCTCGTCGTCATAGATCGCGAGATGTTCGGCACCGCCAGCCCGACGATATGGATGGACGTAGCCAAGATGCCCGCTTCAGAGTGGGCCATCGTCGAGCAGGCCGTCGACCCTTCGACCGCATCGAGCAACACGCCGGCGACCAACCTGCTGACCGAAGACGTCAAGGCCGGTGCCGATGGCACCATCACCCGGTGGTCCGCCTTCAACGGCGTCGCCGGCCATTACATCCACACGGCACGCGTCGGCAAGCTGACCATGGACGCGGCCCGACTCGCCACGTTCGGCTGGATGCAGGCACACATGGACCCACCTTGGCCGGACGCCAGGTTCAACACCGAGTGGCAGGGCCTGCTCCGCAACGACATCGCCACGCACGGCCCGATGCCGGAGCCGGAGAAGCCCATCCTCGAGGAGGGCAAGGGCCTTGCCGTATGGGCCGCACACCGGTGGTCCCTCGGCGAGAAGCCGACCCGCCAGTTCCTCGTCGACAAGCTGATCGTCGCCAAGGCACACCAGCTCATCGTCGCCGAAGGCGGCGCCGGCAAGACCTTCCTCATGCTGGACCTGGCCCTCAAGGTGGCGGCCAAGCGTGACGGCGACACGTGGGCAGGCATGCCCATCTTACGCAAGGGTGCGGCCGTCGTCATCACCACCGAAGACGACAAGGACGAACTGCACATCCGACTGGCCGACATGGACCCGGACGGTAGCCGACGACGCGAAGCCGGCGACGACCTCATCATCCTGCCCACCATCAACAGCGGCGGCTCGTTCTCCCTCGTCGAGAAGGACCCCAAGACCCAAGAGGCCAAGCCATCGCGCAAGTGGCTTGAGCTGTTCGCCCTGCTCCGGCAAATCCCCAACCTGCAACTGGTCGTCATCGACACGCTCAACTCCGTCCTGCACGGCGAGGAGAACTCCGCCACCGTGATCAACGAGTTCGCCCGCGTAGCCAGCCAGGTGTCCGGCGAACTTGGCGCCACCCTCATCATCCCCCACCACATCCGCAAGCAGGGCGACGAACCCATCCGCAACGCCGAGCAGATGAAGGCGGCGGTCCGTGGTTCCACGGCCATCCTCGGCAGCGTGCGTGCGGCCCTCGGCATCTGGCATTGCTCCGACTATGACCGTCGCATGAAGGGCATCAACCTTGTGCCGAAGAAGGGACACATGTGGAAGCTCGCCGTGCTGAAGGCCAACAACCCGGAGATGTACGAGGGCGAGCGTACCCTGCTCCGATCGGAGGTCGGCCTGCTGGTCGACGTGACCGACCGGGACAAGTTCAACGACGTGAACTTCGTCGAACGCCGCGAGTGGATGATCGCCGCCATCAAGCTGGCATCACGTGCCGGTCACCCCTACTCCATCGAAGGCAAGAACGCCAAGTCCGGGTTGTACCGCCGGCGGGGCGAGCTTCCCGTCAACCTGCGGTCCATCGGCCCAGGCGAGTTCGCCCACCTCGTCGACGAGATGCTCGTCGCCAAGACCGTCGTTGCGGCCGCCGCCAAGGGCGGCAAGGACAAGAAGTGGTTGGACATGCCGTCCGGTCCCATCGCCACCGACGAAGCCGGCGCCGAGATCAACTCCGGTGCCTATGACCCGCCGGACTGGGACAACTACGAGTTTGATAAGGACACCCGAACCGTCATCAAGAAACAATGAAACATGACTACCTCAAGCCGGCCGACGATGGCCGGGACAACACCTCCCTGTGGGAACGTTGCCGGATGATAGTGCAAAATGGCATCAAGAAATACGGGGACGCAGGCGGCCTGCCTGTGTCCGGCACAGGTCGCGCGAGGAAAAAGAAAGACGTTGAAAAAAAAGTCATTGCCAAGAAGGGCAAGTAGACCAACGTCGGCGGTCCCAACCCACGACATGTTACTAGCAATCACCACCATGGCGGCCGCCTCGCTCTCTCCCATGCCAGACGCATGGGTGGACGCCGTCGAACAAACCGAAAGCTCCGGGCGTGGAGCTTCGACACCTAGCGGGGACGGCGGCCGAGCGATCGGACCGTTCCAGTTTTGGTCCGTAGCTTGGTCCGACTGCTCGGCCTTGCGTCGCAAGCTCGGCCTGCCGGTGCATCCCTACTCCATGGCCAAGGACCCGGCCATCGCCAGGTGCTACGCCAAGACGTGGCTTGCCCACCTGCGTGGCCGTCTGGCCAATCAGCTGGGCCGGCCGCCTTCGCTTGGCGAGACGTGGCTGGCGTGGAACATGGGCCTGCGTGGCTACGGCCGGTACGGCTTCGTCATGCACAAGGTGCCGGACGCAAAGTTCATCAAGGCCCACCGCCTAAACAACGCCGTCAAGTGAGCGATCAAATGATCTACTCCCCGATCATCAAGCTCGGCACCCGTGGTGCCGTTGTCTTCCGGGGCAAGGTGATGTTCCCGTCGACCGCATCGCGCATCAACGAATACCGCCCGCACATCCGCCGGCTCGCCGAGCAGGGC